ATCTCCATTATCCACATCAGCCTGTTGGCGGATCAGGAGCAAATCACCATGATGGATGCCTGCGTTTATCATGCTGTCCCCCTTGGCTCTGAGCCAGAAGTAGGTTTCGCCTGTCTGGAGGTCAGATTCGGGGGTGGGGATGTAGCCTTCAATGTTGTCCTCGGCGAATAGCGGCGTGCCACAGTTCACAGAGCCGACCAGAGGGACGTTTACCATTGGTTCGGGAACGTAGGGGATGGCACCTTCGGGGAGGGACTTATCTCGCTTTTCGACTAAATCTGATTTTTCAATGCCAAAATAATTTGCTATCATTTCGATTTTATCAATGCGAGGGTATTTTTTCCCATTTACCCAATCAGTAAAGGTGGAGTATTTGAATCCAAGAGCCTCACACATATCATTTCTTGACTTATTATTTAAATCCATATAGTATTTTATATTTTCAGCCATAATGGCTTTGTTTCCGAGGTCGCTCATAGGCTCACTCCCTTTCTAATGACAATATACGCTAAAAACAAAAAAAAATCAAGATAAAAATAAAAAAATTACGCTTTTAGCATTGACAAAACGCATAAAGCGTATTATTATCGTAGTATGAAAGGGGTGAGAATTTTGAAAATTACATTGAAAGCAGCCCGAGTAAGCAAGGGCTTGACACAGAAAGATGCGGCGAAATTGATTGGAATTACGGTAGAAACCTTGGCAAACTACGAAAAAGGAAAGACTTATCCGGATATTCCGATTCTGAAAAAGATTGAGGATACATACGATGTGAAATATAATCAGCTTATTTTTTTGCCTGAAAATAACGCTTAAAGCGTTATTGAAAATAACGAAGAAAGACCAGTAAAAAGATAAGGACGTAAGCTAAAGGAGGTGAGGGAAGTGGAAACAAAATTGCGTCATCTGCTTAGGCAAAGAAATATCACTATCACCCAGGCAGCCAAGGAATTGGGGATAAAAAGAGAAACTTTACAGAGAAAGCTTTCGGGACAATATCCATTTTATCTGCGAGAGGCAGTCACTTTACATAGACTGTATTTTTGGGATTTAGATTTCCTTGAGATTTTCTCTGAATATGGAAAAGAGCAAGGCGTTAGGGTACCTTGCTCAGCTGGTGAGGTTATTTAGTTTTTTTAGTTTGTGCCAAGGCACTGCCTGCAACGCTTTTAGAAGCCTTGCTGTATCTGCCGTCTTTCAGAATTTTAGATGCCGTGGAAGCGACAGATTTGCTGGTCTGTTTGGTATTTGCCATGAACTTCACCTCCTTTTCGTGGTATGTGACGATTATATCACATTTTATGGAAAGATACAACATATTGATTGAAAGTATTTTTGTTAACAATATATTGTATGTGTTTTAATGAAAAGACAAAATTTTCAGCAGATGGTTGCTATAGAATACACATGGGTGTGATTTTTCATGTGTTGCTGTTTTTTAATTAACAAAGAAAGTGAATAGACTGAAAATGTCAAGCAAAGTGAAAAAGAGGTCGCTAAAAGGAGGTGTTCTTATGGAGCCGATGCTTTACACAGTAAAGGAAGTTGCGCAGATTCTGAAATGCAACGCGACCAGAGTATATGGTTTGAAGGATGCGGGGCTGCTGCCGTTTCTCAAGCTGGGGCAGCTGAAATGTCGCAGAGAAGCGGTGGAGGAATTCCTGCGGAAGTATGAGGGCTACGATGTGTCCGACCCGAACAACATCATCCCTCTGGAACAGGGAGAGGAGGTGAAACCATGAGAAACTGGAAACGGACGTTATTCTACATCCGCCGTGGTTTGATTCGTTGGGCGGTCGTGTTTTTCGGAACACTGCTGGCGCAGTGCGGCTTAGTATGGGTTTTGGAGAACCCCGACAGCAGGATGATGTTTTATCTGATTTCCGGCACGGTGATTGCCTTTACAATCGGAAATGTATTTTACGGCAGGGAATTGCCTAAGAAATAAAAACGTCCCCAGAGGTGTTGGCGCACCGTTAAGGGGACTGGATAATTATTCACTTACAGAATAACAGAAACGGGAGGGAAATGCAATGGAAAACTGGACAGGCACGATGCAGATCAACCGTGTGGACGGGGAGCCTTTGCTGAAAAGCGGAGAATGGCAGTATGACCCTTGGTGGAACTGCTGGTACTTAAACGGGGAGAGCTTCCCTGCGGAGATTTGCAGGAAGGTGTTGTGATGGCATTTACATACACAGAAGACCCCAGAAAAGAGGAAGAAGCGGAGGAAATCATCCCTGAATGTATCATTTGCGGGAGCAGGAAATGCGAGTATTTCTATTTTGATAAATGGAGTGAACCGCTTGGCTGCGATGACTGCATCCAAAGGGTGGAGGTTTACGAAACCGAAGAACGGGTTTGTCCTGTGTGCGGCAGTGTGAAATGCGATTATTTTTATGAAAAGTACAGCGAAATTGTCGGTTGTGACGACTGCATCCGAAGGGAGAGCGTCTACGAATAACAGAAAGGGTGGTTTCTTTGAAACGGGAAACGTATCTGGAAAAAATCGGTCAGCTTTCTCTGGAAATCAGGGAGGCGGACAGGCAAATCATGGGGCTAGTGAATCTGAAAAAGCTGAAAAATGCGGAGATTGACCGACTGAACAACCTTATGGTGGAGGAGGCAAGAAACGGCACATTGTATAAGGAGGAGTGAGATATGGCAAAGCTGATTTGCATTATGGGGGAATCGGGCAGCGGCAAGAGTACGTCTATGCGGAACTTAGACCCTGCGACGACCTATTATATCGACTGTGACGGGAAGGGACTGCCCTGGAAGGGGTGGAAGGCGCAGTATAACGAAAAAAACAATAATTACTGCGTGACAAGGGACATCCCGAAAATTGAGAAATATCTTCTGAGCATCAACACAAGCGGTACGCATATCCAGACGGTAGTGATTGATACGCTGAACACCTGCATGGCGGACAAAGAAGTGAAGGGCATGAAGGAAAACGGATACGGCAAATGGATTGACCTGACGCAGTTTGTCTGGAATCTGGTCGAAACGGCGAGCAGACTGCGGGAGAATCTGACGGTTATTTTCGTGATGCACAGTGAAACGGTGCGTGATGATTTCGGTTATGCGTTTACGCGGATTCGCACAAACGGCAGGAAGATGGAAAAGCTTGTGTTGGAATCCCTGTTTAATGTTGTGCTGCTTGCCAAGCGCACCGATGAGGGCAGATATATTTTTGAAACACAGACCAAAAATAGCACAGCAAAAAGCCCTATGGGGGCATTTGAAACTTTTGAGATTGAGAATGACATTCAGCAGGTACTGGATGCACTGAAGGATTTTTAAGGAGGACAAAAAATGAAAAATATCAACTGGAACAGCGTACCCGACCCTGTGGAGCTGCCGAGACTGACCCCGGGCGGATACGTCTGCAAGATTACGGTAGCGGTGGACGTACCTGAGAAGGAATATCTGAAGCTGGAGTATGACATCGCGGAAGGGGAGCACAAGGGACACTGGGATGCGCTCTACAAAGCGAAAGCCTTCTGGGGCGGCACGTTTTACCGTTCCTACAAGGAGAAGGCACAGTCCATGTTTAAGGGCTTTCTGACGGCGGTGAAGGAGAGCAACCCGAACTTTGTATTTGAAAATGACGAGAAGCGTCTGGAAGGCAAGCTGATCGGGCTGGTACTGGCGGAGGAAGAATACCGCAAAAATAACGGCAGTGACGGCACAAGACTGTATGTTGCCAACATCCGCAGTGTGGAAAAAATTCGTAAGGGGGATTTCATTGTACCGCCCAAAAAGCTGTTGCAGGAAAGCGGCAGTGCAGGCGAGAATGGATTCTATCCCACAAAGGACGTGGAAGATGACGATGTTCCGTTTTAAGGCGGTGATGGGATGATACTTTTGGAAGACACAAGACAGCAGGCGCAGAAGCACAGGGCAAAGCATGAATGGTTTGCGGCGCATGACGTAGAAGTGGTACGCACAAAGCTGGTGGTAGGGGATTATTCCCTTCCCACCGACCAAAGCGTCTGCATTGATACGAAGGCAGGACTTCTGGAGATCTGCGGCAACGTGACACAGCAGCATCGGCGGTTTGTGGAGGAATTAGACCTTGCGAAACGGCTTGGGATTCAGCTGATTATCCTTTGTGAGGAGGACGGGATTGCCGCACTGGAGGATGTCAAGCATTGGAGCAATCCACGCCTGTGGCACTCCCCGAAGGCATTGACAGGAGAAAAGCTGTATAAGATTCTAAAATCCATCGAGGAACGCCATGGCTGCCATTTTCTGTTCTGCCGGAAGAAGGACGCAGGACAGATGATTGTCAAGCTGCTTGCGGCAGGGAAGGCAATGGACGGTGAGCGTCATGGCTGAGTTTCGAGAATATCAGAAACAGGACTTTCTGGAAGGCACAGAGCCGTATGAGGTGCTTTATAAATACATAGACAACCAATTCCTGCTGTCGCAGATGACGGAGCAAATGGCGGATGTGGCGAAAAAAGCAGGGGTGAAGGGCTTTAAGACCCTGTTCAGAAAATTCTGTCAGGCGAAGAAAAAGGATTCTACAGGGAATTTCATTCAGAACGCAACGAATTTTGACGGACAGCCGTTAGAACTGGATTGCGGAAACTGGGTTGCGGATGATAGCGGCATCAGCATTTCCACACCCCTTGGGGATATGCTTGCCTGCATCCACCCGATACTGCCGACCATGCGGCTGATCAATATTGATACGAATACAGAAAAGCTGCAATTATCCTATCGCAAGGGCGGCATCTGGCGCAAGACCATTGCCGATAAGCGGACACTGGCGGCGGCCTCCTCCATCATCGCCTTGGCGGATGTGGGCGTGGCGGTCAACAGCGAGAACGCAAAGTGGCTCGTGCGGTTCCTGCATGATGCGGAGAATCTCAATTATGAGCGCATTGAGGAGAAGAACAGCGTCGGGCGGCTCGGTTGGGTGGAGGGACACGGCTTTTCGCCCTATGTGGAGAATCTTATTTTTGACGGGGATGCCGCCTGTAAGGGGCTGTTTGAAAGCGTAAAAAGCGGCGGCAGTTATGAAACATGGCTTGCGCTTGCGAAAGAGGTACGGCAGGAGAGCCTTTACGGGCGGATTCTGATGGCGGCGGCGTTTGCGAGCGTGCTGGTTAAGCCGCTGAATTGTCTACCCTTCTTCCTGCACCTCTGGGGCGGTACGGAGGCAGGCAAGACCGTCGGCGAAATGCTTGCGGCATCTGTCTGGGCGGACCCCAGAGTAGGGCGGTATATCCAGACCTTCAACAGCACTGTGGTCGGCAAGGAGCGTGCGGCGGCGTTTGTGGGGAATCTGCCGCTGATTCTGGATGAATTGCAGATTGCAGGCAGTCAGTCCGGCTTTGATAAGGACATCTATATGCTTTCCGAGGGCGTAGGGCGCACCAGAGGGAATAAGCAGGGCGGCGTTGACCTGACACCCACATGGTCGAACTGCATTATCACAAACGGGGAAATGCCTCTGGCATCTGCGGCTTCGGGCGGCGGCGCGGTCAATCGTATCATCGAGATCGAGTGCGAGGAGGCGTTGTTCAAAAACCCGAAACATGTGGCGGATACCCTTCTGGAAAACTACGGCTTTGCCGGGAAGAAATGTCTGGATTGGCTTGCGGGATATGACCCGGACTTTGCGACAGTCCGACAGCTTTACCGTATCTATATGCAGGAATTTGATAAGAAGGACACCACAGGCAAGCAGTCCATGGCAATGAGCATGATTCTGGTGGGGGACTATGTGCTGTCGCAGGCAATTTTCGGGGATGATAAATTTCTGCGCCCTGCGGATGTGCAGCACTTTCTGAAAACAAAGCAGGAGGTTTCTGTGCATGAGCGTGCGTATGAATATGTTTATGAAACACTGGTTGCCAATAAAAGCCACTTCGGCGAGACGGAGGACGACCGCAGCGAGGTCTGGGGGGCGAATGATAAATATTATTTTTATGTGATTCGCAGCCGCTTTGAACAGATTTGTCGGGATGGCGGATTTAACGCAAAGGCATTGCTTTCGTGGATGAAACGGACAGGGAAGATTGAAGTCCCGAAAAAGGGATATACCAAAATGAAAAGAGTAAACGGCGAACCGATTCATTGCATCTGGCTGATTAAAATGCAGGAGGAAAAGGACGGTTTTGACCAGGTAGGTCTGGAGGATAAGGATGGAAATGCGTGCCCGTTTTAATGAAAATGTACGAATGTACGACTTGTACGACCGTTTTTTGATATACCTTCTTCTATAAAAAGAGTGATTGAAAGAATAAAAACAGAAACACACTTTTTTATATATAGGGATGAATTTTGGTTGTACAAGTCGTACAAATCAGAATGACACGCAGGAAACCCAGTAAAATCAAGGCTTTTAGATGTACGACTTTTAAAAAAATAAATTCGTACAAGGTTGTACAGGTCGCACATTTTCTATAAGGAATAGTTATTTGAAAAAGAGTATTGATAAAAAATACGACAATAAAAGCCATGGATAGGCTCTGATGCAAAAATACCATATCCCTTGAAAAAAAGCAAGACGAAAGGAGGGATTCCATGCACCCGATGACAAAGGATGAATTTGAACAATACCGCCTGTTGGTACAGCGCAAGGGAAAGGCAATGACGATTCCGGCGGAGCTGCGACTGGGAAAATACGGCGCAGAATATCAGAAAATTGTAACAGCCCTCCGCACGCAGTTTCGGCCCTATCTTGCCTATTATATCACAGAAGGGAAGAATAATCTGCGCCATGATGCCGAAACGGCGGAACGGGTGAAGCAGCAGAAGGCTATTTTCGCAGGCATCCAGACGGCTCTGTATGACGGGGATTTGAAGAAAATGGATAGATATTGCGATAGGCTGAAAGAGGTGTATCAGCATGAAGGATAAGGCAACAGGAAAAGAACGGCTTTACATGGCAGTGACGAAGGATAGGCTTTCCCTTCCGCTTGCGGTGGCGGACAGTGCGGCGGAGCTGGCAAGGCTGAGAGGGGCAAAGAGAGAAAATATACTGTGCTCGATTTCCAGATGGAAAAAGGGGACAGTGAGATGCCCCGGATATATCGTGGTTGAGGTAGAGGATGATTTGCCGTTTTGATTGGAGGGATAGGGCATGAGGCAGATAAATTTTTTTGAGGAAATGATAATAGACAATTTCGCAGGCGGAGGCGGCGCGTCAACAGGGATAGAGCTTGCCACAGGCAGAGCGGTGGATGCAGCCATCAACCACGACCCGGATGCAATTCTGATGCACCGGACGAATCATCCGCAAACGAGGCATTATTGCGAAAGCGTATGGGACGTAGACCCATGGGAGGTCACGAGGGGCAGACCTGTCGGGCTGGCGTGGTTCTCTCCGGACTGCAAGCATTTTTCCAAAGCGAAGGGCAGTAAGCCCGTAGACAGAAATATTCGCGGTCTGGCATGGATTGTGCTGAAATGGGCGGGGACGGTTAAGCCGAGAGTTATCATCTTGGAGAACGTGGAAGAATTTCAGACATGGGGTCCGGTGCGAAAAGGAAAGCCTGTGAAAAGCAGGCGCGGCGAAACCTTCCGCAAGTGGAAGGAGCAGCTACAGGTGCTTGGCTATGAGATAGAACATCGGGAGCTTGTAGCGGCGGACTATGGTGCGCCGACCATCCGAAAGAGATTTTTCCTGATTGCCAGATGTGACGGAAAGAAGATTATCTGGCCGGAACGCACCCATGCACCGAAGGACAGCGAAGAAGTAAAAAGTGGAAAATGCAAGCCATGGAGAGGGGCGGCGGAGATTATCGACTGGACGATTCCATGCCCGTCCATTTTTGACACAACGGATGAAATCAAAGAAAAATACGGTATCCGTGCTGTGCGCCCTTTGGCGGTAAATACACAGAAACGCATTGCAAGAGGTATTGAGAAATTTGTGCTGCAGAATAAAGAGCCGTTTATTGTTCCTATTGGTTACGGGGAACGAAAAGGACAGGCACCGAGGGTGCATGACATCAATGAGCCGTTAAGTACGGTTGTTGGGAGCGGCAAACAATACCTTGCGATGCCTTCTCTGATTCAATATCACACAGAGCAATCGGAAAGAGTGAGAGGGCAGGGGATGGATGAACCGATAATGACGCTGGACGCGGCGAACCGATACGGGCGTTCTGTTGCATATCTGGCGGAATACTTCCAGAACGGCAGACCACTGGATGTGAATAGTCCCTTGCATACCTCGACCACGAAGGACAGGGAATGTGTTGTGGAGACCTTTATTTCCAAGTTTTACAAAACGGGCATCGGGCAGAAGCCGGACGAGCCTTTGCATACGGTTACAACATCCGCAGGACATTTCGGCATTGTCACAGTGAAAATGAACCGGGTGGAAATGAATCTGCATCACTGGAATGAAGTCAGAGAACTGCTGAATGCGTACTGTGGGTATGCAATCGCAGAGGATGAAATTCTGCTGTTAGATGTCAATGGGACGATGTACTTCATCAGTGATATCGGACTGCGGATGCTGACTCCGAGGGAACTGTACGCGGCGAATGGGTTTCCGCCCGATTACATCATCGACCATGATTACACTGGGAAAGCCTATGGCAAAACAAAGCAGGTCGCGCGCTGCGGAAATGCGGTGCCGCCGCCGTTTGCAGAAGCTCTGGTAAGGGCAAATCTGCCGGAAATGTGCGGAAGGCGGTTTGAAACCATGCAGGAACTGCATGGGGTGATTTGAGGAGTAGATGCGGTTGTGAGGAGGATTGAGCATGGATAGACTTAACAAGAAAATCAAACAGCACCTTCCGCAGGACGAGCTGTTAGCACAATTAGCAGAAGAATGTGCGGAATTATCGCAGGCGGCATTGAAGCTGCGGCGAGCATTGACGGGCATCAACCCTACGCCCGTGGCAGCAGACGAGGCAAGGCGGAATCTGGTGGAGGAGGCAGCGGATGTCTACAACGTACTGGGGCTGCTGTTGGATGCGGAGGACAACGCCGAGATATACAGCATCATTCGGCGGAAAAAGGAAAGATGGCTGAAAAGACTGGAGGGGTGATAGCTTGGCGATTGTGAGGGAGAACGAGAGGAAAAAGGAATATCTTAAGGGGTACATATATTCCATACGGAAGGCGCAGCGTTTAAAAGAACAGATTGGCGAGCTGCGCAGTCAGCAGATGTTTCCGAGCGTGAACCATGACGGGATGCCACAGGGAAATGCACACAGCGACCTGTCTGGATATGTGGCGAGGCTGGATGCACTCATCAGCCAGCTGGAGCAGGAGCAGGCTATGGCGGTACGGCAGTACAAGGAAATCCATGACAGGATACATAAAATGCAGGACGGGGCGGAGAAGGAAGTGCTGATTCGGCGGTATCTGATGGGAAGGACATGGGAGCAGATTGCGGTGGAGATGGATTACAACTACCGTTCTGTATTGAAAATTCATGGCAGAGCTTTAAGAAGTTTTGAAATTTCTGAAAGAGGGCACTAAAGGGCACATCGAAATATGGTATTATAGTATTGTGAAAATATAGGATATTTCATGTTACCTCCTATTTTTGGCACTCGGAAACGGGTGCCTTTTGCATTGTCCTGTAAAGTTGAGACGCAAAAAGACTTAGAATAGTATAAGGTGATGAGGCAAAAGGTGCTTCACGTTTCTGAATGATTTTTTGTATTTAATGCATTTTTGTCGTAAAATAGCAGGATTTTACCTTTTAATGTCGAATGGCAATAAATGGAGGTGCATATTATGGAAATCTTAATACAATCAATCAGAATTATTGAACGTGAAGAAAACAAAATATCAAAAAGAGAATTACCGGAAGAATTTTCAATATATATAAAACAGTGGGTTGGTTTTTTATATGATAATACAGCTATACAAGAATACGAAACGCGTTCTGTGAATACAGAAGTAATCAGTTCGATTTTGGATATAATAAAAAATCAAGCTGACCAGAAGAAATTCGAAGAAAAAATGGATTTGATTGCCAGGAGGTTGTTATTAGAAGAACGTAAAGCTCAGCAGAGCGTAGCTGCAATGTCAGTTGTCATGAAAAAGGGCAGCCTGGTTCAAGCGCTTTTATATGATCCGGAGACGGAAAGGTATGCTTTTTTATTGGCGAAGGTAGAGCATACAGATTTTGTTGATGTTTCAGATTATACATTTAAAAGTGGATTTTCAAAAGATAAAAAGAATCTGTGGAAATCCTGTATCTTTATGATTGATGATCTGGAAGCAGATTTTTATAGAGCAACGGTATATTCTGATACAGCCGCAAAGTTCTGGTATGATGGCTTTTTGGAGTTAAAACCAGTGAATACTGATGAGCTAAATACAGAAAGAGCATTTAAGGCAGTTGAAGGAGCACTAAGCAGAATGGTGAAAAAGGCATCGCCGAGGGACTGGTCTGTGCTAAGAAATGCTGCAGTTTTATATTTTAGAACCAGAGACAGAATAGACTATGAAGAATTTATCAGTACTACATTTGAAGCATATATTCCTGAGGAATTAGATTGCGAAAAGATGCAAAAAGTTGTAGAAACATTAAAAGAACTTCCGGAAAAGCACAATTTCGACCGCCAGTTTAACATTACGGCTTCAAAAATCAAAGCAAAAATTAAAAAAGTTTATAAAGTTTACAGAGGCGTTGAATTGAGAATCACGGATGCACTCGAAAATATAGATGAAACCATTCAGTCTGAGCGAGACAAGGATGGAAACCGCTATATAAAAATTAAAACAAATGATGAGATGGTATATAATACTTTTTTAATGAAAAAAAAGAGGAAGAATAAGTTAAACGAACAGGAGGTGTATATATGCTTAAAGAGTTAATTGATTCAACAGAAGGGAAAGATTTAAAAGTTGCAGAAAGAATGAAAGTATATGAAGCCTCCTTTGTTTTTGATGCGGCAAAAAAACCAAAGTATGAGTATTTTCTGAATTTATATTCGTATATATCTTCGCGTGATAAAATATCAATTTTTTTGGAAGATGAAAGTGATGATACATTTGTGATAAAATTCTCAAATGATGAGGAAACTTCCTATAATCAGTTTTTTGAAACATTGTATGCAGATGATAGTGTAAAAGCCGAAATCTCCATCGAAAAGAGCATAAAAGATAATTATCTTTCTGTATATTGCTTTGATGCATTTGCAGAGGATATTTTATCTTTGAATTTGGATAAATGTATGACAGCATTTACAAATTTATTTAAGGACTCGCCTGAACGGCTGATTTTTGATGTATATGGAAACAGCGTGGCTTTTTCTACAAAAACCGTTTTTTTTGTACCGCATGGAAACTATGTAGAAAATAATGGATTCAGAAGGGAAAAAAGAATAGCGACATGTAAGGAAACATCATATTTTTATAATTTAGATGTTTATGAACTATTGCCGGATGACTTTAAAATAGAGGTTAGTTATGAAGGCAACCCTTTGAGTGAACTGTTTCAGAAGATTACATCGTTGCTGTCTCTTTGCTTTATTGCGACAACAGCAGCCTTTAATGGAAGTGAGATAAAAGGAATTATCCATGGACAAAGAATAGCAGAGTATAGTTGTCTGATTGATGATTTAAAAAATAATAAGATTTTTTATAGAATATATGATTGGATATATACAGATGGCAATGCGATGGATAAGGCTATTATTTCAAGAAATATAATCAGTTTACACTGTAAACAGATACCAATCTCACGGTTAGATGAAAACGTTATATATTCTATAGAATCCAGCTATAGCTTGTATTTGAGAAAAAATGTAGAGCAATATCTTGAATTAAAAAACAAAGTAGCAGAATTTATCAATGATAATGTGGCTAAAACAGGAGAATATGGAATGCAGCTGTTAGAAAAATTTAAAACTAATCTGATTGCGATTTTTGGCTTTTTGTTTTCTGTAGTTTTAGCAAATATTGTTTCTGATCAACCATTGGATAATATATTTACAAAAGATATTATTCTTATTATGGAGATTGTGTTATGTGCATCACTTCTATATTTTTTCATATGTAATATGCAGTTGGGCTATGAGGTGAAAAAGGTAAAAGATAGCTATAAGCTGCTAAAAAGTAACTATGAAGATATATTGGAAAAGGAAGAATTGAGAAGGATATTCAAAGATGATGAGCTGATGAATGATATGCAGGAGGAGATAAAGCAAAAAAGAATACTTTTTGCGTGCATCTGGATAATTTCGTTAATAGCAGTTTTCATCATCGTTGAATGGAGAGGAGGCTTTGTATTCAAGGATATTTTAACAAGATTTAAAAAATGATTTTTAAAGAAAAAACAATATTTCATAATTCGATTTTTGTAATAATGCAGAGATTTTAATTTAACAAGAAAGGGGCGATGTTATGCCGGACAATGTGGGCAGACCGCCCATCTATGAAACAAAAGAAGAATTACAGGAGCGGATAGACGAGTATTTCAGGGGGTGCGAGGGCATTCCCTTTTTTGCAATGAAAAAGACCGCATCAGCGGTCCTCTTCGGAAGAATCCTTTTTCTTTCTCCAATTACGGTATTCGCCGGACTTTACGCGTTTATCGGCAGGAGGTTCGGCATCGGCAGGGATTGCCCACTGATTCCCGATTTTGATTGCAGGGATGCGACCGTCCTTAATCAGCTTGCGGACATTGCCGACATCCTTACCGAACTTCTGGGCAAATTGGGTAACAGAGATATACTCAGCTTCTAACATTGCGCATAACCTCCTTGAATTGCAAAGTAGTTTGCAAAAGCACAAGGACGGAATTTAAAATCACAAGGAGCTTTGCGATAGGTGTCCAGCCTGCGTGTATTGCATAGATAAAGAAAAACAGGAGTGAGAAAACAGAAATTTTATTTTTCATTGTCATTCTCCTTTCGGTTGGTTATAATAAACATGAGACATTGACTTTATCTAAGAAGTAAGGGGAGATTTACTCCCCGAACTTGCTAAGATTTGATGGCTGTAATCAGAGCGGCTAGGGCAATAACTGCTTGGATTACAAGTTCGACAATTTTTAGCTTAAAGTCTTTGTCTTTTTTCATTTTGCACTACCTCCTTTCTGTTTATATAATAACACGAAAAAGAGTAAATGTCAATAGAAATATCAAAATAAATCAAAAGAAATCCTGATAGCTACAATGCTTATCGGGATTTTTTATTTGCGGCAAAGGAGAAAGACAATGAAGGAATTTGCAAAAGGCTTCTACAACTCGGCGGCGTGGAAGAAGTGCAGGCGAGCATACATAGACAGTCGCATCATGGTGGATGGCGGAATGTGTGAGATATGCGGAGAACGTGTGGGCTACATTGTCCATCACAAACAAATGCTAACGCCGACCAATATCACAGACCCAAACATCACGCTGTCCTTTGACAACCTGCAATATGTCTGCAAGCTTTGCCACGATGAGGAAGAAGGACACTTCGTCCAACGGAAGGGATGCTGCTGTGGATTCGATGCGGAGGGACAGCCGATAGACAAAAGAAAAATGGAATAGCCCCCCCTATTTTTATTTTTGGTTTGGCAGTACGGAGACCGAGGAGTGGACTACTGTTTCAACGGGCGTGCGTGCGCGTGGGGGGTGTAGTATAAGGGCGGAAAAGAGAGGAAGTGAGAAAATGGAGAAAGGAAAAATCAAAGCGGCGGAAATGCGGAAATTGAAACGTATCTTCAAGGAAATTCCGGAAAATAAAAAGAAAATTGTGGAAAAGCTGATAGACAATGCTGCCTTTATGGCGGAGCAGTTGGATCATCTGCAAACGGACATTGAGGAGAAGGGATATATTTCGGAGTACCAGAACGGTGAAAACCAGTGGGGGACGAAGAAGGCTCCGGAGGTTGAAATCTACACCGCGACGATTAAAAATTATTCCAGTGTAATCAAGCAGCTTCTGGATCTGATGCCCGAAACGGATGAAGCGGCGGTGGATGAGCTTGTTTTGTTCCGGCGGGAGCGTGATAGCAAATGACGGAATTTGAACAATATTTTTCGGCGCTTTATGATGGCACGATTCTTGCCTGCGACAAAATGAAGCGGGTCAGTGAAATGCTTTTGAATCAGTTTGCGAGTCCCGGGGAATTTCATTTCGATTATGAGGTTGCAAAGTGGCATATCGCATTTATTGAGCGTTTCTGCAAGCAGCCGACAGGCAAACTGGGGCAGCCGTTACAGCTTGAGCTATTCCAGAAGGCGAGGCTGCAGGCAATCTTTGGTTTTGTGGATGACAATAACCTCAGACAGTACAACGAAGTGATGATTGTGGAAGGCAGGAAAAATGGTAAAACAACCGAGTGTGCCGCCGTGGAAACGGATTTACTGCTGAATGACGGAGAGGGTGCGCCGGAGATTTACAACGTTGCAACGATGCTGGACCAAGCGAAGCTTGGGTTTAATGCGTGCTACAAGATGGTGCGGCAAAGTCCGACCCTGCGGAAGCATATCCGCAAACGTGCTGCGGATTTATATGCGCCTTCCAATCTTGGGTTTATTAAGGCACTGGCAAGCAACACAAACAGTCTGGACGGCTTGAATGTGCATGGGGCCATCATTGATGAGTTGGCAGCAATTAAAAACAGAGATATCTATGATTTGATTAAACAGGCAATGGGTGCGAGAGAACAACCATTGCTTTTTTGTATTACCACAAACGGCTTTGTCCGCAGCGGCATCTTTGATGCGCAGTATGAATACGCAAAAAAGGTGCTGGACGGGAAAATAAAAGCACCGCGCTTTCTGCCGTTTATCTATGAGCTGGACGATGCTTCCGAATGGGACAAACCGGAGATGTGGATAAAGGCAAATCCCGGTCTTGGCACCATCAAGAAAAAGGAATATCTGGAGGAAATGGTGCAGAAGGCGAAGAATGACCCATCCTTCAAGCCGACGGTTCTGGTAAAGGATTTCAATATTCCGCAGACGGCGCAGTCCGCATGGCTGACGTTTGAGGACTTAAACAATGAGGAGCTGTTGCCGGAGGGCGGAGAATTTAGATATTGCATTGGTGGCTTTGATGCCGCAGACAGCATTGACCTAAACGCTGCAAAGGCAATCTGCAAACGGCGTGGGGATGATAAGCTTTACATTAAGCAGATGTACTGGATTCCGCAGGCGGTTTTGGACCAACAGGAGGAGCGAGGAGACCGAAGGGAACGGGACGGCGTGCCGTACAGCTTATGGGTGTCGCAGGGCTTGATGCGCACCTGCGAAGGTCGGCGCGTGAATAAGCGGGTAATTCTGGATTGGTTCTGTGAACTGCGGGATAAGGAGGACATTTATCCGCTTTATATCGGCTATGACCCTTGGCATATCTCGGATGAGCTGCTGGCGGCATTTGAGCAAGAGTTTGGGCGAAACGTCATGGTTAAAATTCGGCAGGGCGTTTTGACATTGTCACAGCCGATGAAGGATTTAAAAGCGGAATTCCAAGAAAAGAAAATCGTCTACAACAACAATCCGATTGATAAGTGGTGTCTGATTAACACCGAGGAAAAGAAGGATGTCAACGGCAACGTGCAGCCTGTTAAGAGCGATGAGCGCACAAGGCGCATTGACGGCACAGCGGCACTTCTGGATGCCTATGTGGTGTATTGCAATAAAAGAGATGAATTTGAAAGTCTGATTTAAGGAGGTGAGAAAATGGGTTTATGGAACAGAATTGTGCAAAAAATGAGCAAGCAAACTTTCAAGATGGTGCAGGAGAGGGGGAACGGCTTTTATGCGTGGAACGGCAGGCTATACCATTCCGATGTGGTGCGTGCCTGTATCCGCCCGAAAACAAAAGCCATCGGTAAGGCGGTTGCAAAGCATATCCGTACTACGAGAACGCAGGAGGGGGAGCGGGTAGAGGTCAATCCGGATGCCTATATCCGTTTTCTGCTGGAGGAGCCGAATCCGCTGATGAGCGGGCAGATGCTGCAGGAGAAGGTGGCAAATCAGCTGGCACTGAACCACAACGCCTTTATTCTGATTGTACGGGATGAATTTGAAAAGCCGATAGAATTGTATCCCATTCCCTGTTCGGGGGTGGAGGCTTTTTACAAGGACAACGAATTGTTTTTACGGTTCGTATTTCTGAACGGGAGGGAAAGCACCTTCCCATACAGTGATATCATTCATCTGCGTGATGATTTCAACGAGGATGATATTTTCGGGGAAAGTCCGATGGAGGCACTTTCTCAGCTGATGGAGTGTGTCAGCATTATGGATCAGGGCTTTGTGAAGGCTATCAAGAACAGTGGTGTGATTCGCTGGCTGCTGCGGTTCACCAATGCCATGCGCCCGGATGATGTACGGAAAAACGTGCAGGAATTTGCGGATACCTATCTTTCTGTGGAGAGTGAAACCTTCGGCGCAGCGGGCGTGGACAGTAAGGCGGATGTGCAGCGGATTGAACCGAAGGACTATGTGCCAAATGCCGCACAGACCGACCGCATCATTAAACGGATCTATGATTTTTTCAATACGAACGAGAAAATCGTCAGCTCTCTTTATACAGAGGATGAATGGATTGCGTATTACGAAAATGCCATTGAGCCGATGATTACGCAGATGAGTGCAACCTACAGCAGCCGTTTGTTTACCAGAAGGGAGCGTGCCTTCGGGAATAAGATTGTTTTCGAGTGCTCTAATCTGACCTTTGCAAGCATGAGAACAAAGCTGGAGCTGGTGCAGTATGTTGACAGGGGCATTATGACACCGAACGAGGTGCGTGCGGTGCTGAATATGGCACCTGTGGACGGCGGAGACAGGCTGCTGCGGCGCAAGGATACAGGCTTTATGGAAGGAGGTGAGGAAGAATGAGGAAAATCGAGGTGAAGGGGACGATTGTCGGAAATGCGGACAAGTGGATTTATGAGTGGTTCGGCATGGATGCAACCTGTCCGAAGGATGTCAATGCTGCCATCAGCGAGGCAAATGGGGAGCCGCTCCTTGTGGAAATTAACTCCGGCGGCGGGGATGTGTTTGCCGGCAGTGAAATCTATACCGCCTTGAAAGCATACGCGGGCACGGTAGAAATCAATATTGTGGGTCTGGCTGCGAGTGCCGCCTCTGTGATAGCGCAGGCAGGACATTCCAGAATCAGCCCGACAGCGTTGTTTATGGTGCATAATGTTTCCGGCTCTGCCGCAGGGGATTTTCACGATATGCAGCAGGAGGCGGAGATTTTGCAGACAGCAAATAAAGCAGTCGCGGCGGCATATCTGGAAAAGACAGGCAAAAGCATGGAGGAGCTGCTTGGCATCATGGATGCGGAAACGTGGATGGATGCGCAGAAGGCGGTGGAATATGGCTTTGTGGATGAGGTTATGTTTGCATCTGCGCCGACGCTGACAAACGGCATCGGTGTATTGCCTGCGCAGACCATTCATAAGCTGAAGGATCTTCTTCCTGCAAGGGGAGAGGAAAACGCAGAAGTTAAAACTGTAACTGCAAAATTAAAATTACTCAGATTGAAAGGGGAAATGAAGGATGAAGTTTAAGAATTACGAGGATTACAAAGCACAGAGAGAAGCACTTTACAATGCGGCGGAGGAATTGCTGCAGAACGGCGATGTAGAGGGTGCAAATGCAAGAATGGAAGAGGTGGAGAAGCTGGATAACGCGTATGAAGCCTTTGCGACGGCGCAGGCAAACCTTGCCGCCATGCAGGGCAGAGGGACAGCGCATCCGGACGGCGTGGTCGGTTCCGCAGGCAACGCAGCGGGAAAGGATGTATTCGATACAGATGAATATAAAAATGCCTTTATGAATCTGGTGTGCCGCGGTGAGGCTTTGCCCATCAAGTACAAGGATGCCATTGTAGGCAAGCTGCAGAATGCTGTAACTACGGTAACAGAGACCACAGCGGTGATTCCCACAACCGTGATAAAGGAGTTTATCAGAGAGCTGAAAGCGCATGGCGAGCTGTATGCGAGAGTAAGAAAAACAAACGTACAGGGCGGCGTGGAAATCCCTATCCTGTCCCTGTGTCCTACGGCAAGTTGGGTTGCGGACGGCTCTGCATCCACAGACCAGAAGGTAACTGCCAACAAAAAGGTATCCTTCAGCTATTACGGTCTGGAATGCAAAATCGCACAGAGCCTGATTGCAAATGTGGTTGATTTTGCGGAGTTTACCGAAATGTTTGTTCCTCTGGCGGTAGAGGCTATCATTGCCGCACTGGATAAGGGCATTATCGCCGGTACAGGCAGCGGTCAGATGTTTGGTATTACGAAGGACAGCAGAGTCCCCGCAGGCAACGTCATTGAAATGACAGCGGAGGATGTCGCAAGCTGGAAGGCGTGGAAGGAAAAGGTATTCGCCAAGATGAAAAAAGCCTATCGAAACGGCGTGTTCGTATTTGCGCAGGGCACCTTTGATGCACAGATTGACGGTATGGTGGATTCCACAGGTCAGCCTATTGCAAGAGTAAACTACGGCATTACCGAGGGTGAAACCTACAGATTCGGCGGCAAGGAGGTTATCACAACAGAGGAGGATGTGCTGGAAAGCTTTGCGGCGGCATCCGACGGCGAGGTATTCGGTGTGTTTGTGAATCTGAATGATTACATCATCAATACAAATATGCAGATGCGCACCGACCGCTGGAGAGATAACGACAACAATCAGGAAAAAGTAAAGGTTACTCTGGTTTGTGACGGGAAGCTGGCAGACCCCAACGGTGTGCTGATTCTTAAAAAAAAAGTAACGCAGTAAGCGGCGGCACGTTTGATAAGCGCACAGACAGTGAAAATTATGCAGATATTACCGTAACGGCCGCCGAAAGCGGTCAGACCATTACAGCCCTGCTGCATAACGGCGCAGATGTGCCAAAGGAAGGCGGGGCGAACTGGTCTGTTTCCGGCGGCACTGCGGTTGTGCTGAAAAAGGCTTATCTGGAGAAATTCCCTGTCGGCACGGAAACCTTTACGGTGACAACATCCGCAGGAGCTGTGGAATTTACTGTGGAGATTGTGGAAAGTGAGGCGTAAGGGATGGCAGATTTAGCAAGGCTGAAAACGGCACTGCGCATTTCACATAACAAACTGGATGAAGAAATTCAGTATAACGTGGATGCCTGCAAAAAAGACATGATGCGTGTCGGCATTACTGTCATTAACGAGGAGGATTCCGCAATTCAAAAGGTGTTTGAGCTGTACCTCAAATGGCAGTATGACTTCATGGGCGAGGGCGAGCGGTACGAAAAAGCCTACAAAGGGATGCGGAACGGATTGAGTTTGTGTGGTGAGTATCATGTATAACGATGTTGTGACGTTGTTGGTAGAAAAAACGATACGGGATGAGGTCGGCATGAAGCAGACGTTTTACGAGGAGCGAGAAGTGTTTGCAGAGGAATTGCCCATCAACCAAAGCGAATTTTTCAAGTGCAGAGAAACGGGGTTACGCCCTGCCCTGTGTCTGCGGATTCCATACGGCGAATATGAACAAGAAGAAGTCCTGCGTTTTAGGGGCAGATTATACAGCGTGTATCGTTTCCGAAACGATTTCCACCACACAGAGTTATACTGCGAGGCAAGGAGTGGATTGCAATGAGCGTGAGCGTGGAACGGATGGCAGATGAAATCGCAAAAATGCTGACAGAATATGAAGCGGCAATCGTGAAAAACGTGGATGCCAGCGGCAAGGCGGTTGCGGACAAGGGTGCAAAACAACTGCGGCAGACCAGCCCCAAAAGAACGGGCAAATACGCCAAAAGCTGGGGCGTGACAAGAGAAGATAGCAGTTTCGGCGAAAATGCAAAATACATCATCCATAACAAAAAGCACTACCGCGTGGCACACCTACTGGAACACGGTCACGTTATGGCAAATGGAAAGCGAACAAAGGCAATCCCGCACATTAAACCGGTAGAAGAACAGGTCATTCGGGAATATGAAAAAAAGGTAAGGGAGGCGATAGAGGATGCGGCAAAGTGAGTTATATAAGCTGCTGTGCAGTATAGGGCTTGAGGTCTATTTTTACGAAGCAGACCAAAATCCCACACTCCCTTACATCGTTTATCTGAAGGACGGCGAAACCGCTTGGGGTTCGGATAGCAGAAACTTTCTGCGAAAAGACAGCTACATTGTGGAGCTTTATTCGGCAAGGAAGGATTTTGCCAACCAAGAAAAGATTGAGAAGGCGTTGGATTCTGTTGGGATTCGTTACGATGCAACGGAAATCTACATCGAGAAGGAAAAAATGTATCTGGTAACATTTGCATTTGACATTACAAGAAAGGTGGAAAACTAATGGAAAGAATTGTACTTGGCAGCGGTAAGCTGTATGTGGATGAATTTACAGGGGAACTGCCTGAGGATGCAGCCATTGAGGTGGAGGCTAAGCTGTTGGGCTATATTCAGGGCGGTGCGACACTGACCTACAAGCCGACATTTTACGAAGCGAAGGACGATTTGAATTTCGTTTCCAAGAAAATCATCACGGATGAAGAAGCGATTCTGAAAAGCGGCGTAATGACATGGAACGGCGAAACGCTGAAAAAGCTGACACCCACAGCCAGAGTGACAGAGGATACAGCCAAAAAGACCAGAACGGTCAAAATCGGCGGTTTGAGCCATAATGACGGCAAGAAATATGTTCTGCATTTCGTACATGAGGATAAGACAGACGGGGACATTCGTGTGACCATCGTCGGCAGTAATGAGGCAGGGTTCGAACTGTCCTTTGCGAAGGATAAAGAAACTGTCATCAATGCGGAATTTAAGGCGCAGCCACAGGACAATGAAGGCACGCTGATTCTGTATAAGGAAGCGGACACGAGTATTGCGTGAGGAGAGGGGCATAACAGCCCCTCATTTTTGTGAGGTGGAAAAGGAATGTTAGATTTTACAACGAGAAAAAAGAAAAAATACATGGTTAAGCTGCATGACAGCTTTGTGGCAATCCTGCCAATGCCAAACAAGGAAATGTTTGACAAGATGGTAGCGGCACAGGATATGGAAAACGTCAACGATGTTTATGAGCTGCTGACCGCCATCATCAACCAGAACAAAAAGAAAAAATACAGCTTCCAGAAGATTTCGGCAATGTTTGATTTTGAGGATGCAGTGGGGCTGCTGAAGGATTATCTGGAATTTGTAAAAGGTGTTGTGTCTGACCCAAACTAAAAATACCCTCTATGCCGGGAGAGGCGGACGATTTGCACTACAGCATTTTTTCGTTATCCGAAAAAACAGTGATGGACTATGCACATTTGAATTTTTTGGAAATCGAGCATTTGCCGATAGATGTTTATCTGGGATTGCAGCGGGATGCGTTTATTTTCAATTTACAGCAGACGGAAAGTGGTCGGGAATATCTGGAGGAGTGCTGGCTTTTGGAGCAGACCGAGCCGGACAGAAAGGCATTGAGGGGAAAATTCGGAAAGGGGGCAGAGCATGGGGAACATTAAGGGCATTACCATTGAGATTGGTTCGGATACCAAGAAATTCAAAAGCGGCTTAGCGGAGCTGAATAAATCCGCAAAGGATTTGCAGAATGAGTTGAAATACGTCAATCAGGCATTGAAGCATGACCCGAAGAACACCGACCTTCTGCGGCAGAAGCAAGAACTGCTGACAAAATCCGTATCGGAAACAAAAAGCAAGCTGGAATCCTTGAAGGCGGCGAAGGAAAAAGCCGATAAGGACATGGCAAACGGTACGGAGGTCAATCAGGAGCAATACCGCCGTCTGGTACGGGAGATTTCCACAACGGAAAACAGTCTGAAAAATCTGACAAAGGAAATGAAAAATTTCGGCAGCGTGTCCGCACAGCAGATTGCGGCGGCAGGGGAAGATGTGCAGGAGCTTGGCGGCAAGATTGAAACTGTCGGGAAGAAAGTAAGTGTTGCATCTGCCGCATCCGCTGCCGCTCTTGGGGCATCTGTGAAGCTTGCAAGTGACTATACGGATGCGGTTGCGAAGGTAGGTACGGTTGCAGATTTGCAAAGCGTACCACTCGAAAAACTCAGAGATGATATGCTGCAATTATCTACAGAGACAGGCAGAGGTGCAGGCGAGATTGCCGATGCAACCTATCAGGCAATTTCGGCATCTGTAGATACTGCTGATGCTGTTTCTTTTGTCGGCACATCGGTTGGTCTTGCCAAAGCAGGCTTTCTGGAAACGGCGGATGCTGTTGACGTATTAACCACTATTATTAACGCGTACGGTCTGGAGGCATCAGATGCCGGAAGGTTATCTGATATTCTGATTCAGACACAGAATGATGGTAAGACAACGGTAAATGAGCTATCCCAGAGCATGGGGCAGGTCATTCCTCTGGCATCTGCTTATGGGGTAAATATTGAAAACCTTGCCGCATCGTATGCACAGTTGACAAAAAACGGTGTCGCCACAGCGCAGGCAGGCACATATCTGAAAAGCATGCTGAATGAATTGGGGGATTCCGGTTCCGATGTGGGCGAGATTCTGAAAAGCAAAACGGGAAAATCCTTCGGACAGCTTATGAATGACGGCATGAGCCTTGGGGATGTTCTCGGTATTCTGAATGACAGCGTGAACGGTGATTCTGAGGCTCTGGCAGGCTTATGGAGTTCCAGTGAAGCCGGTACAGGTGCATTGTCTATTCTTTCGTCCGGTGTAGGTGCTTTCAATGATGAATTGGGGAATATGCAGGATTCCACAGGGAATGTAGCCGATGCCCTTGAAACACTCAGTACGCCAAGCGCAAAGGCACAGGAAAGCTTGAATGCAGTGAAGAACGCAGGCATAGAGCTTGGTTCGGCGGCACTGGAGGCGATTGCGCCATTATTGGAACAGCTTGCGGAAACAGTGAAATCCCTAACAGAGCGGTTCAGTAATCTGTCTCCTGCTACGCAGACGGTTATTGTTGCCGTTATGGCGATTCTGGCAGCATTGGGCCCCGTGATAATTATCATCGGCACGCTGATACAATCCATAGGAGCGATTATGACGATTGCCCCTGCGGTGGCTACGGCTCTTGGTACGGTCAAGATTGCGATTGCCGCTATTGGTGGGCCTGTAACGATTGTGATTGCGGTTATTACGGCATTGGTGCTGAAATTCATCCACGCCTACAACACCTCCGAGGAATTTCGGAATAAAGTCGGCTTGGCGTTTTACAATGTAAAAAAGGCAGTCACGGAATCGCTTGCGGCGGCGATGGCAAAGGTAAAGGAATTTGTGAGCGTCGGCAAAAATGTGATTGTTGGTCTGTGGAATGGTATCAATGATAAGGTCGCATGGCTGAAAGGCAAGGTCAAGGGCGTTGTCGATAAAATCAAGGGCTGGTTTATCAGCAAGGAAGGGTTTGACGAACACTCCCCTTCCAAGTGGTCGGAGGGCGTTGGCAGCTACGTTATGGACGGTCTGGGGAACGGATTTGAAAAGGACGAAACAGCCATCCGAGCGGCGAGAAAAGCGGCGGATAATATCAAAAATGCCATTACCGATGAGATAAGCAAGGTCAATGCGGAGATTTCTTCGATACAGAAAGAATCCGAGGAAAGGCAAGCCAAGGAGGAGCTGGCACAGTACAAGGAAAACCTTGCAAAGAAGCAGGCGGAGCTAAAAAAAGCAGAGCCGAAAAACAGAAAATCCATTCTGGACGAAATTGCCAAAATCGAAAAGGACTGGAACAAAAAACAGCTTGAAGCGGCGAAGCAGGCAGAGCAGAAAAAGTTGCAGGAGCGCTTGACTGCCTTGCAGGAATTTAAGCAAAAATATGAGTCTGAATTGGCGGCAATCGAGCAGAAGGAATCCAGCCTAAGCGACAAATTAGCGGACTATGGCGAGCTGTTTTCCAGAGTGAAGGACGAGGACAGCGGCAAGGAAATCTTCAAGCTGAATGATTTGGACGAAAGCATTAAGAAAATTCAGCAGTATAACGAACAGATTGAAAGCCTGAAGGAGAAGGGTTTGGATGGTGGTCTGCTGGCTGAGATTGCCGATATGAGCATTGATGATGCACTGGATTTTACCAAAAAGCTGGATAGCCTAGAGGTCGGAAAATTTGAGGAATATGTCGAGAAATTCGAGGAAAAGCGGCGCTTGGCGAATGAAGCGGCACAGCAGTTTTATTCTGATGAAATGGAAGAACTGGCAATGAATGCTGTGGAGCAGGCGAAAAGCTATGCAGATGATTTCAACGATGTTGGTAAGGCGTTGACAGACGGCGTTGCAGAGGGTATCAAGGACGGCAAAAGCAGCATTGTAAATGCCATTGTGAAGGCAATTCGGGATGCCATTCGGGCGGCGAAGGACGAGGCAGGCATGGGCGGCGGCGGTTCGGACGGCAGCCACAGAACAGGTCTGCGAGAGGTGCCGTTTGATGGATACCGTGCGATTTTGCATAAGGGCGAACGCGTGCTGACACAGCCTGAAGCGGAGAGATACCGCAGGGGCGAAACGGTAACCAAAACCGAGAGCTTCAACGTATATATCGGCACTGTTGAAAACAAAGACGAAAGAACCACAGAGGATTTCATGCGTGAAATGGAATTTTATAGAAAGAAAAGGGTTGTTGCGACAGGAGGTGTTGCGTGATGTATCAGTATTTTATCTGGAACGGTGTCAGCTCGCTTGATATGGGCGTTGTGATGCTGAAAGCCCCCTCTATATTCATTCCGCAGAGAAAGGTAAACGAAATCAAAGTCAGCGGCAGAAACGGTGTTTTGCATGAGGACGAAAAGACGTACCAGAACTATACCAAGGATGCCGAATGTCATGTGATGGACAGAAGTCAGATTGACGAGGTCTGCGGTTGGCTGACGGGGTTCGGAGAGGTTATCTTTTCCAGTGAACCCGATAAGGTGTATCGTGCGTACATCAAAAATCAGATTGAGTTCGGCAGTATTCTGAAAAATATCAATGATTTTTTGGTGCAGTTTGATGTTGAACCCTTCAAATACAGCGTCAATGCCGCAGGGGATGCCTTAGAGCTGACTGCCCCGACCACCATCCGCAACAGTGGCACGGTATACAGTGAGCCGCTAATTACGGTTTACGGCAGTGGGGATATCACGCTTACTATCAATGGGGCGGATTTCCCCCTGTACGGCGTGCAGGGAAGCATTACCATTGACAGTGAAATGATGGAGGTGTTCAAAGGGAACACCAACCAAAACGGCAAATACGGCGGTGCGGAGTTTCCGAGATTTGAGGTCGGGAAAAACGAAATCCGCTGGACGGGGAATGTCAGCAAAATAAAAATACAGCCCCGTTGGAGATGGCTGTAGTTGTCGAAAAATGAAATTTATGGTATGGTATAAATGAAGGATTGCCAACTGGCGGTTAGTCACTTCCCGTGAAGGAGGTGACGCTTATGGTTACATACGAAGGGTTATTTACTTTTTGCTTAGTAATCATCGGAGTTATTTCCTTGTTTCAGAACAAGAAATAATGAAAAAGCCGCCTAACCTGCGAAGTTAGACGGCTAAAACCAACTACTTGGACTAGCCGCCCTGCGAAAGGTGGTAATCCTTCTCTTATGCTTATGATACCAAAAGAAAGGTATTCTGTCAAGAAAGGCGCATCTGAAAATAAAACGGATGTGCTTTTTTGATGCGGATTTTTTGGAAGGAGTGAGAAAATGGCAAAAACGTATAATCGTCTGGAAATTGATGTGAACAAAAAGCCGAACAGCATTGGGATTCGCCCTGTGCAGAATGATACAAAATCCAGATATCTGGATGTATGCCTGTATGAAAACGGTGTGCCAATCAATCTGACGGGCGAGCAGGTGCGTATCACATTCAGAAAGGCGGATGGCAGCACATTTTTCAACCAAGGGGAAGTGACGGATGCGACCGCAGGCAGATGCCAATTTGCCTTGACGAATGAAATTCTTTCGGAGGCAAAGGCGGTCGAGTCACAGATTTCTGTATGGAATGCAGGCGGTCAGATTTTGTCTACGCAGGTGTTTGAAATCTATGTAACGGCGGCAATTCCTTGGACGGATGCGGTAGAAAGCGAAAACGAATACGGCGTTCTGGTGGTGCTGTTTCAGGAAATTCAAGACGCACTGGATACCATGCACAAGATTGCCGCAGCATTCGGCGAGCCTGGGGACAAGGCGGCAGAGTACGGCGTGGATACATTCTGGGGGATTTTGGAAATGCTTGCACAGCGTGGGGATGTGGAGAGTGCGCTGGAGAAAAAGATTAAAGCCTATTTGAATAGTACGATTGGGACAAGTGGGTTTCAGTCGTTGGATAAAATGCTCCCCGCAAAGAGTGGTACGCAGACCTTTACCGAAAATGGCACGTTTACCGTTCCCGATGGCGTAACGAAAATTTGGATTACTGCCTGTGCAGGTGGGCAGGGAGGCACCAGATATAGTAATGGTGGTTCTTATTGTTACGGCGGAAAAGGAGGCGATGGTGGCGAGTGCATCATAAGGGAGCCGTATTCTGTTTCAGCAGGACAAACAATAAGCATTACTGTTGGCAACGGTGGTAGTGCAGGTTCAAATGGCACACCTACAATTATCGGAAACCTCGTTACACTCCGAGGTGGAGGTACTACAACAGGGCTTGTTGGTGCTGGTGTTGGTGGTGAAGGAGGATTCTATTACAGTGGCTCCTCCGGTAATCGTGGGGCTGAATATGGACTAGATGGAGTTAGAGGTAATGGAGGTACAGTAGCGGATAGATCGGTAAGAAGTTCCCCAAATGGTGGCGGCGGCGGCGGTTCTTATGGCTGCGGAGGAAATGGTGCTGATTCTTCAAAGGAGGCATCTCAATTTCCGCCAGGTTATGGTGGTGGCGGTGGCGGCGGTAGTTATAATTATACTGGTGCATCTGCTGGCGGCGATGGCATCGTCATCATCGAATGGTGAGGTGAGAATATGAAAACTTACGCAATGATTTTACAAAACAGAGTGATTGACGTTCTGAAAGACCAAGAAACAGAACCCTACTATCCACCCGACCCATCGGGCAACCCTGTGACTGCTATTCCTTGTGACGATACCGTTACCCTTGGCATGATTTATGATTCTGAAACAGGTACATTTTCGGAATACACACCACCTGAACCGGAACCCATCCCCGAACCACAACTGACCGAGACAGAACAGGCAATTTTAGACACAGCAATCAATGTAGACTATTTGGTCTGCATGAAGGAATTAGAGATTTGAAGGGAGTAGATATTTATGACATACGCAAGACTGAAAAAACTGATTAGCAGAGGTGCATACGACAAAGAGGACATGCTGAACAAATTAGATGTGTTCCTCATGGCGAACAGAATCACGGAGGAGCAGTATCAGGAATTGGTTGGTATGATGGAGTGATGTTATGATTACCATTCACGAAAAAACAGCAAAGACATTTGACACATTCGGGCTGGGGGCGTTGGTTCCCAGCCATTGTGTTGTGGAGGAAGAATTGAACGGGGCGTATGAGTTGGAGCTGAAGCACCCCTATGACGATGGCGGCAAGTGGAAACGCATTGAACGGGGGCGGATTCTCTACGCATCCACGCCAAGAGGGATGCAGCCGTTCCGCATTTACTACGTCAAACCAACCATGAAGGAAATTGCGGTCAACGCACGGCATATTTTTTATGATTTACTGGACAACCAGTGCGAACCAATCAGCCACAGCGGCACGGCAGGAGCGGCACTGACAGCTTTACAGGCGGCGTTTGCCTATCCCATGCCCTTTTCCTTTGATACGGATATTTCGCTGACAGGGACGCTCACAACAGGGCGCATGAATCCCGTACAGGCGTTGCTGTCGGACGATGACGAAGCAACCTCGTTTGTCAAGGGCTACGGCGGCGAGATGCTGCGGGATGGCTTTCGGGTATCCGTCAAGGCGGCATTGGGACAGGACAGGGGTGTTTCCATCCGCTATGGGAAAAACCTTGTCGGGCTTGAGGTCACAGAGGACGAATCCAATGTAAAAACACGCATTGTCTGCTACGGCAAGAACGGCAGTGTAACGCTTGACAGCCCCCATATTAACGATTATATCTACCCGAAAATCCACACGCTGACAGAGGAAAACAAGAGCATTTCCGAGGTGCAGGCAGAGGGACAAAAGCTGTTGGATGAAGGCTGTGACATTCCAAGCATCAACATCAAGGTGGACTTTGTGGCACTGGAAAAGACGGTGGAATATCGGGAGTATGCCGTTTTGGAAGAAGTATTCCTGGGGGATATGGTAACGGTTATCAATACCAAAATGGGATTTCGGAAACGGGCGAAGGTTATATCGTATGAATGGGATTGCCTTCTGGAGCAGTACAACGATGTGGAGCTGGGGGATTTCATTCCCACGCTTGCGGCATCCGTTACCAGTGGCGTGAAAAGCGGTTCGCTTGCGTCCTCTGCGGCAGTCGGGACAGCGGCGGTCATGGCGGCATTGCAGGCGCATTTGAATGATACGAACAATCCGCACCATGTCACAGCGGCACAGGTGCAGAGTTAAGGGGAGGGATGGCTTATGGAAAACATTGAAAAAATGGTGCAGGAGGCACTGGACAGCACGAAGTCCGCACACAAGCGGATTGACCGCATGGAGAAGCGGCAGGACAATTTGGAAGAACTGACAAATGCGTTTTCGGTTCTGCAAAACGAGCAGGAGCATATCAAAACGGATGTCGGGGAAATCAAGGATGATGTGAAGCAGCTGGTCTCTAAGCCGGCAAAGCGTTGGGATGGACTGATTGATAAAGCGATTGCTGTGGTTGTCGGTGCGGCTATCGGATTTCTGCTGAATGGTGGCGGTTTTTAATGAAAAAACGCAGACGAATTCGTTTTAAAATCAATAACGATACCATGACAACGATTGTGGTTTTGTCCCTATCGTTTTGTGTGTGCGTTGTTATTGTGGGTATCATTTTGGCGTGTTTCTGCGTTGACATTTCATCCATCGTATCGTCTGCGCTGTTGCTGTTCGGTACGGAATTGGGTATCTGTGGGCTGATGAAGCTGTACGATAAGGGCGTGGAGCAGGCAGAACGCAGAGCGGAGGAACGTAGGAAAAGAAAAATGACCGCAAAGCAAGCGGAATGGGAGTACAAGGAGGAATTGAGAGAAAATGAAAATGAATGAAGCGGCAAAAATCACAGTTCAAAATTTGCTGACAGTGAAATCCATCGTAACGATTATGCTTACGGTGGTTTTTTCGTATCTGGCAGTGGTGGGGCGCATCAGCGGAGAACAGTTTTTGACGATTTTCTCTGTTGTAGTGGCGTTCTACTTCGGGACGCAGTACCAGAAGGGGAAGGAAGGTGCAGAGGATGGGGAATAAAAAAAGACCGCGAGGGGCGGTCTTAAAGATATGATTTGATTAAATCACTTCCCCAGAGTCATTTAGGATAAGAGTACCTTCAAAAGTGCAATCCAAAGCCTGAGCGATTTGCAGAATTTCTTTTTCGGAAAAATTATCTCGTTTGAATTTATTAGTTAAATTTTGGCGAGAAGTTCCGATTTTTTCTGCAAGTTCTGTGGTAGTAATATTGCGACGCTTTAAGACAATCTTTATCTTTTCTCCCATAGAGATTGGCATAAAATCACTTCCTTTGGAAGATATTCTTGAATGGGCGAACATGGAATTAACGGATGGAGTAACCCATCTGCAGTTATCGGGCGAATAGTTTTTATCAGGGTTTATACGGTCAATAGAGAGATTTTCTTCATAGCCGTTATTTAATGACCATTCTATGAAGTTTTGCAACCCATTTTCGTTTGACCATTCATTGCAGAGAGTAATACCCTTCTCTCCATACCATTTATAATGTTGGTTATTTGGGTTGTAGCAGCGCTGTTTTATGCCTGAGTAAATAGAATACAGGCGAGTTTTACTAAGATTGTGTTTCATCAAATCACCTCACCTGTGTCATTAAAAGTAAAAGTTGCATTATAGGTGCAATCAAGTGCTTTTGCGATTTCGTATAAGTCGTTTTCGGTAAAATTATCTCGTTTCATTTTGTTATGAAGATTTTGAGGGCTTATATTCATCCGTCTAGCTAATTCAGCTTCGGATAGGTTCCCTCTTTTTACTAAAATGATTCTGATTTTTTCGCTAAGTGCCATATTTAATCACCTCCTTTTCAATTATTATATATCAAAAAATTTATAAAATCAATATAATAAATATAAAATAAAAGAATATTTTATAAAATAATAAAAATAGTGTTGACGTTATAAACGAATTAGTGTATAATAAAACCATAGAAAGGAGGTGACGCGTTGGAGGACAAAATAAAAGAGCTAATCAAGCTGGTGGAACAACTTGAAAAGCTCATGATTAGGATAATCTCATTGGTAGGATGGGTTTTAATCCTAATCAAACTCATTACATAGAGGGAGGGGCGAAAGCCCCAACCTTCTATCAGTAATAATACATGAAAAACTCCAACGGTGCAATATGAAAAAAGATATTTTTAAGCTAATGGTACATTTTATCTTTTTGATGGGCTTGGTTTTGGCACTGGTAACTTTGGTAAGCAAGATGATTTAAAGGGAGGTTTTAATATGCTGATTAAATTTGATGAAAAATATTTGACAATATCCTCTGAAATAACAAATTATGCAAAGCGTGAGGAAATGGAAAAAATTCAGCAGCTTTGCGGTGAAATTGTTGAAGTGATTAAGAGCGTTCGAGAAAGAAGGGTTGTGAAAGTATGAATGAATTGCAGATTTTTAACTACAACGGCAACGAGGTTAGAACTATCCAGAAGGATGGCGAACCTTGGTGGGTGCTGAAAGATGTGTGTACGGTGTTAGGAATCGTAGACCACAAGGTTGCCGCAAGGCGGCTTGAGGAAGATGAGGTGTGTCAGACACCCCTCACTGATTCACTTGGGCGGATGCAGGAAATGACGGTCATCAACGAAAGCGGCTTATACAACGTCGTTCTCCGCAGTGATAAGCCTGAGGCAAAGCCTTTCCGCAAGTGGGTTACATCTGAGGTACTGCCATCTATCCGCAAGCATGGGGCATACATGACACCACAGAAAATCGAAGAAGTGCTACTGAATCCCGATACTGTTATTCAGCTTGCAACAAATCTGAAAACAGAACGAGAGAAAAGAATGGAGTTGGAGCGGCAGGCAGAAAAGGATAAGCCATTGGTGACATTTGCAAACTCTGTTTCTGTTGCAAAGACCTCTATTCTGATTGGAGAATTGGCAAAGCTGTTAAAACAGAACGGAATTGAAATGGGGCAGAACAGGCTGTTTACTTGGATGCGTAAAAATGGCTATCTCATCAGCCGAAAAGGCACTGACTACAACATGCCGACACAACGGAGCATGGAAATGAAACTGTTTGAAATCAAGGAAACCACGATTTCACACGGTGATGGACATACCAGTCTAAACAAAACGCCAAAGGTAACAGGAAAGGGACAGATTTATTTTATCAACTTGTTTTTGAAGGCAAGCGCATAAGCAGAAAGAGCGTTCGAGAAATCGGGCGCTTTTTATATATAAAGAAAGAAGGAGGAAAGA